AAATCGTGTGGAACCCGAACGGTTCGGTGAAAGCCCTGCTGCCGATGCACCCCGATAGCGTGACCGTGCTGCGTTCGAGCCTGGGCAATCTGGTCTATGACCACGTTGACGGCAAAGGCAACCAGCGCCGCCTGCTGGCCGATGAAGTCCTGCACCTGCGCTATCACTCCGACGATGGGATTCTTGGACGCTCACCGATCCAAGTAGCCCGCGACACTATCGGCCTGGCCCTGGCCGAGCGTACCCACGGCGCGAAGATGTTCGAGCAGGGCACCAAGCTGTCGGGCGTTATCGAGACAGCACCCGGCACCACGAAAGAACAGGCCGGGCAGATCCGCGAAAGCTGGGCTGCTGGTCAAGCCGGCATCGCCAACCACGGCAAAACCGCCGTCCTGCCACAAGGCGCGACGTTCAAGACCGTGAGCATGACGCTAGAGGATGCCGAGTGGATCGAAGCCCGGCGCCTGTCCATTGTCGAGACTGCCCGCCTGTTCCGTGTGCCGCCCGTGATGATCGGGGATATGGAAGCCGCGAACTATTCCAACGTCGTCGAATTGTCTCGTTTCTTTGTAACGAACACCCTGCGCCGCCATCTCGTTATGTGGGAACAGGCAATCAACCGGGCGTGCATTACCAACCCCGCGTTCTTCGTCGAGCACAACGTGGAAGGTCTGCTGCGTGGCGACAGTCTTGCCCGCGCCAACTTCTATCAGCGCGGCATCGAGGACGGATGGATGCTCCGTTCTGAGGTGCGCCGCATTGAAAACCTGCCAGCCATTGAAGGAATCGACGATGCGCAAATTGAAGATGCAACGACTGCCACTGGAACGCCGGATGCACGACCAGCTATTGCCGATCAAGATGCACAAGCCAAAGGGGCAGCAGCATGAAGAAGAAACGCACGCTGAGCCTGAACAGCAGCGCGTGGAAGACCCTGCGCGCCGAGGTGCTGGCAAGTGAGCCGCTGTGCCGTATGTGTGCCGCCCGTGGCCTGGTAGTACCAGCCACTGACGTGGACCACATCGAGGACAGCCGCGAGGACTACACCGACGACAACAGCCGGGAGAACCTTCAAAGCCTTTGCCACACCTGTCATAGCCTCAAGACAGCCGCGAGCATGAATAAAACCGTGTTCCTAGGCTGCGACGTCAACGGCGTGCCACTCGACCCGGCGCACCCGTGGAATCGAGCGAAAAAATCACCAGCAACCGCTGGCGAGAAGACCGCCCCCTCCCTGCTTTTTTATTGCTAAGTGCCATGAAAACCACCCCACGCCGACCCCGCTCAGACAGCGCCAGAGCCGCCGTAGCAGCCGCTCAGGCCGTTGCGCTTGGACCTATAGCGCCGCCTGCGTTTGTGCGCGTAGGGAAGGCGGCCAGACCGTTTTGGGACGCCATCGTCACCGCCCGCCCGCGTGATACTTGGACCGATGCTGACTTGATCCTGGCCGGAAGCCTGGCCCGTGCCTATGCCGACATCGAGGCGCTGCAAGATGCGATCGACCGTGACGGGCTGCTGGTGGACGGCAAGCCGAACCCCGCCTGCGATCTGCTCGACAAGATGAGCCGCCGCGCTCTGGCCACTGGCCGGCAACTCAAGGTCGATACCATCGCCACCGTGGGCAAGGCGCAAAACATCCCGAAAGGCGCCGCCCTGGAGCGTGACGCCCGCGCTCAGCTCGACGATGACCTGATCCCCACCTTGGCGACGATGCAATGACCAGGGCCGAGAAGATCATCCAGTTCTGCGAAAAGTATCTGGTAGTGCCGGAAGGCGCGGACGTGGGCAAACCGATGCGCCTGGCTGAGTTTCAGAAAGAGTTCATCCGAGCCGTTTACGACAATCCGCACGGCACCCGGCGCGCCATCTGTTCGATAGCGAGAAAGAACGGGAAATCGGGGCTGATCGCTGGCCTGATCCTGGCCCATCTGGTCGGGCCGGAAGCCAAGCAGAACAGCCAGCTAGTGTCGGGAGCTATGAGTCGTGACCAGGCTGCGCTGGTGTTCAACCTGGCATCGAAGATGGTTCAACAGTCGCCGGCCTTATCGAAGATTGTCCGCATCGTGCCGAGCGGCAAGCGCCTGCTAGGTCTGCCGCTGAATACTGAGTTTCGCGCCTTGGCGGCTGACGGCAGAACGGCACACGGCCTTTCCCCGGTGCTCGCCATCCTCGACGAGATAGGCCAGATCCGCGGACCGCAATCGGACTTCGTGGATGCCATCACGACCAGCCAGGGCGCACACGCTGACCCGCTGCTGATCGCTATCAGTACCCAAGCCGCGAACGATGCCGATCTGCTGAGCCAGTGGATCGACGATGCCAAGCAGTCGAAAGACCCGCGCATCGTCTGCCACCTGTACGCCGCGCCGAAGGGCTGCGACCTGCTGGACGTGGATGCCTGGAAAGCAGCCAACCCGGCGCTGGGCCTGTTCCGCTCCGAAGACGACCTGCGCGAGCAGATGCAGCAAGCGGCGCGGATGCCGTCTATGTCCAACACCGCCCGGAACCTGCTGCTGAACCAGCGCGTGAGCCTGGACAGCCCGTTCATATCGCCTGACGTGTGGATGGCCTGCGATGCCGAGCCGGACCCCTTCGACGGCCCCGTTTATGCCGGCCTGGACCTGTCCGCCCGTACCGACCTGACGGCGCTTGTGCTGATCGGCAAAACGGCTGGCGTCTGGCAGGTTCGCCCGTACTTCTGGACGCCCGAGCAGGGCATCTTCGACCGCGCCAAGAAGGACCGCGCCCCGTATGACCAGTGGGCCGCTGAGGGCTATCTGCGCACGACACCCGGCGCGACGGTGGACTATGAAGCCGTGGCCGCCGATATGGCTGAGATCCTGTCCGACGTGGACATTCAGGCCGTAGCCTTCGACCGCTGGCGTATCGACATTTTCAAGAAAGAACTCGACCGCCTGGGCCTCGATCTGCCGCTAGTGCCGCACGGTCAAGGCTTCAAGGATATGGCCCCGGCACTCGACGCACTGGAAGCCGAGCTGCTGAACGGACGTGTCGCCCACGGCAACCACCCGGTGCTGACCATGTGCGCCGCCAATGCCGTAGCGGTGAAAGACCCAGCCGGCAGCCGCAAGCTCGACAAATCACGCCGCACGGGCCGAATCGACGGCCTGCAAGCCCTGGCAATGGCAATGGGCGCCGCCCAAGCCGCAGCCGCCCCCTTTGAAATTGATACCGAGGTGTTCTTCGTATGATTACCGTGGCCGAAGCCAAGCAACATTTGCGCGTGATGCACGCCCTGGAAGACCCGCTGATCCAGCTCTATCTGGACGCCGCAACCCGGCACGTCGAGAAGTACCTGGGGGACGATCTGCCAGACCCCATGCCCGAGGCCATCGAGTGCGCCATTCTGCTGCTGACGGGCGACCTGTACGTCAACCGGGAGCGCCAGTCCGACCGCCCAATCCACGAGAACACGGCGTATCAGCTTCTGCTGGCTCCGTTTAAATCAATGGCGGTGCTGTGATGAATACCGGACGCCGCCGCCATCCAGTCGAGGTCCAGAAGTACAGCTCGACCCAAGATCCGCATACCGGGGAAATGATTCAGGGCTGGGCAACCATCGGCACCGAATGGGCGAGCATCGAGGGCATCAACGGGCGCGAGTTCCTGGCCGCTGACGCTCAGCAATCAGCCACCACGATGCGCGTGACGATCGGCTACCGCGACGACCTGACCACGGCGCACCGCCTGGCCTACCACGGCAAGAAGTACAACCTGAAAGCGATCCTGCCCAACAACACGCGCACCGAGCTGGTGTGTATGTGTGAGGTCGGCTTGATCTGAACCACGGGCCGGCGTGGCAAACCCCTAGAGGGCAATAAAGTTGGGCCGGATTGGTTTGGCGGTTTCCAAGTGAGAAATAACCGTCACTGTTTCGCGTGACCGCAGCCTGGGCGGGCCTTCGGGATAAGCCAGGACGGGGATAAGACGGCGAGTGCCCCGTTTCGCGCAAAACCCCGTCACGCTGTGCGGCCGAGAATCCTAACCCCACTTTGGGGTTGGCCGGTGACAGCAACGGCCCGCGTCTGGGCATAAAAAAACCCCGCCTGCGTGATGCTGTGCGGGGTTTTTCTTTGGCTGCGCGCTAACGTTGACCCTTACATTGACCTCAAGAGAGGTCGATGGAATAACGTTGACCGCCAATTCAAGCTAAACGCTTGATTTATATGGTGCCGGCACCAGGAGTCGAACCCGGGACCTACTGATTACAAGTCAGTTGCTCTACCAGCTGAGCTATACCGGCAAGTGAGGGTCGCCATTATATCCATTGCGGGCGGCG